AAGCAACGGATGATCTTCGGTCAGATCTTCGAAAATAGCATCGATCACGGTAACAGGCAGGATTACGTTGAAGTCAGCAAGCGCCTGCTTCGGGTTACCGGACTTCAGGGCACCAATCAGCCCGTTGTAATATTTCGTTTCCTCGCTGGTCAAAGCCCTTACACCACGACCGCTAAGGATCTGGTTGTCCGCTGCAGCTACAAGGCCCTTGGCTTCAGCCAACACGGCCTCCTGCAGCATGTCGGTGTACTCGATAAAGGCCTTCGCAAAGGCCTCTTCGTCGCCATCTTTCATGGCCTGGTTGATCTTCGCAACAATGTCGCTCTTCTGCTTTACCAGCAGATCCATGTTCTTCACAGTTAATCCCCCTCCGCGGCAAACAGTGCCGCCATTAGATTTTTCAGCTTGTTCTCCTCCGGTTCGGGTTCTGGCTCAGGCTCAGGCGTAGGCGTTGGATCTGGTCCATGCCCCGACTTCTGGGCTATCAGCTCTTTCAGCCGGGCCTCCAGCGCTGTAGTCAGCCCGCCCATGCTCAGGTCGATATTCGCCTTGCCTTCGCTGATAAAGCCTCCCGTAGACTGCCGACTCGACTGCTGATTCAAGATCATGTCAGCCATTTGCTTGCGTAGACGCAGGCTCGCTGCTGCCTTATCAGTTGCGGCCGGGTTCACAACCGCAGTAGCAAAGCCCTTCTCTAGCGCATCGGCAGCTGAGATCCACGTTTCCGCATCCATCATGGCCTTCAACTCTTCTTCGCTGATGCTGATGTGGTTCATGTATGCCTGGATTGTTGCAGCGTTAATGGCCTCTAAGTCGTCCGCGTATTTTCTTAGCTCGTTCTGGTCTCCCCAGGTGAGCATCCACGCGTTGTGAATCATTAGCAAAGACGCATTTGACATGATTCGCTCATCACCGGCCATGAACACCACGCTTGCAGCAGAGCATGCAAAGCCTTCGCAATATGTCCTGACTTTCGCTTTGTGCCGTCTCAGCTGGTTATAGATAGCCAGCCCCTCGGCCACTTCGCCTCCATAGGAATTGATGAAGACATTGATTGTCTCAATGTCCTCAGGTAGGGATTCAATCTCCTTAACCAGGCTGTAGCTCGACACATCGCTCTCGAATAGCTCCCACGACACAATGTCTCCGAAAATGTAAATCGACGCTTCCTTGTCCTTCACGGCTAATGCGTAATATTTTCTAATCCTCACCACCCCCTTCAAAAGCCTCTTCAATCGGCTCGTAGTTCTTCGTCATCCAGCGCGCCCGGCTCCACTCAGTATTTAGCGGCTCCATGCCCATGGCCATCAAGCAGTCATCAATGCTATAGGCGCCACACCTGATCAGCACATCCAGAGCATTGGCAATGTCTTTGATGTCAACAGCCCTGATATGGCTAGTGTCAAGCATCATATATGTGCGTTCTAGGTAAGCTCTCTTGCCATACATCTTGCGGTTGATCTCGTCCGTCAACAGCTCGGCCAGCGGGTTTATGCAGAACGTCAGGAAGTTGTTGACCGCCTTGTCAGTGTCGGCCACGTTGCCCTTGAGAAGCTGTGGCGGCACCTGGAAGGCGATTGCAACAAAGTCGAATATGTCGTCGATGAACGCCCGGATGTCCCGGCCTTCAATGCTCCCCTTCGTGCCAGCCCTCTCGCCAAAAGCTTCGGTGTAAGTCATGCCATTGGTCAGCGGTATAACGGCGTCGCCATCGGCGGAGAAAAAGCGTTTGAACCGTTTTTCCAGCAGCTCTTTTAAGTCATTCTGAGCATCGTCTGTTTGTGGATAATTAGTTGGCACAGTTAACGCCCCGCGCCTGGTCGCGTTCTTTTTGTAGCGATTCTGGCTTGCAGCTATCAACTTGGCATAAGACCGATACAGCCCGTCAATGACATCCTTGATCCGCTCGTTATGCAGCTCAAAGTAGAACACTTGAGACTCGGCAAACCTGTCTCTGAGCTGATAGTCGTCAATCACAACATCGGTGTATATGTGCTCCTTGAAGGCATACTTTGTCCGCTGGAATGAATCAGCAACGTAGAAATAGCCCCTTTCCTGTATCACCAGGCACTCGTTGTCATACACCAAATGATGCACAACCTCGCGCCAAAACTTCGACGCGTTCCGATTCGGCGAAGGCTCCACATTGAGGAGGTAGTAGTTGTCTTTCCTCGTCTCTTTGCCCTGCTCGAAGGTCTTGAATTCGCTCCGCGCCACAGTATTTGCTATCAAGTTCACGCAGGCCTGGACTGCAAGCTCCTTAAAATACACCTCAGTGGCAAGCTCCCCGATGATGGCATCAAGAGGCAGCGTCTTTGTGTCCTTGTTAAACCAGCTTAGAAATGTGTCCCATAGGCTCAAGCACTCACCCCCCTCAATAGGTGTATACATCAAGCATCGGGACGTAATCCCGTGCTTCCGGAAGCTCGCCGTCCTTGCTCAGCGCGTGTATTAAAGCAAAAAACCCGTCAGTCTTACGGGTCTTCGGCTCGATCTTCTTGTACGTCGTGTTTCCCTTTGCGTCTAGCTCCTGGTACGTGTTGTTGACATACCAGCGCATGGTCGGGTTATCGCCGAATATGATCTTCTCCTCCGCAAACATCGACTCAATAAGCGGCGCAACCTTTGAGTGCGTCGGCGGTCCGCTCCGCACCTGACTAAGAGGCAATCCGTGCGCTTGAAATTCGGACTCCAGCAAGCTAATCCTAAACGCATCTGCCACTATGTCGATGATGTGATATCGCTTGGCCTGCTCCAAAAACCACTGCACGATGTAATCAGGCGTGATTGAATCCTCACGAATAATCGTAATCAAGCCCCGGTCAGCCATTTCCTGAACCGGGAACTTAATCGGCCTGCTCTCCACTCTTAGGGCTAGGTGGCAGACAAACGTATGCTCAATCCAATATCTCAGGCCCTTGTGCTTGAACAGTAGCCCGCAACTAGCAAAGTCTGTCACTTGCGCATAGTCAACAGCTCCAATGCACTGCAAGCCTTTCAGCTCGTCGTATGGGATCGGCCTGTTAGTAGCCTGGATCTTCTCCCAGGGGACGGCCTCCGTATAGCTCTCTTGAGCCGGCCAGTTCATGCGCTTTGTCAAAAAGTCAACCGCTTCATGCGGTTGATACTGCGCCTTGATCGCAACCTTGTCCAGCTCTTTCCGCAGCTCCGGAAAATAGGGAAGGGAAGGGTTCGCTTTGACCCAAAGAGCCGGATCCTCCGCCTCCTCTTTGCTGTCGAGTTTATAGAGCAGCGGCAGAAACCCGAGGTCCTCAATCTCGCCGGACAAAACCTTCTCGGCGAGTTCGAGTTGGTCATCCAACACCCCGCCGCGGACATAGCCGTTCGTAGTGATATAGAATTTACGACTATGTTTCCGCTTCCCGAAGCCGCTGGCGAACACCTGAATAGTGTTCCAATCTTCATACTCATGAATTTCGTCGAATATCAGACACGCCGAGCGTTTGCCGTCCTTGGTCTTCGCATTTGAAGTATTGTACTTGATGTAACTGCGAGTCTTCAGATTGACAATTTGCTGACGATTCTTGTAGAAGAACTTCCGTGACTTCTGCCAGGTCTCTTCGAGCATGTTGTAGACATCGTCAAACGATGTCATGGCCTGCTGCTCATTGTTTGCAATGATGTCCACGTTGTATCCACGGATGCCGTGGTAATGCGTAGTCAGATACCACGCCACTGCCGAAATGAATCCATTCTTGCCATTCCCCCGGCCCATGAGCAGGAAAAACTCGTCGAACACTACCATGTCCTCAGACTGGTAGTAGCAGTGAATCAAAGCAATAACAAAAAGCTCCCAATCAAGGAGCTTGAACTCGAAATATCTTTCTATCAGGTCTACGGCCTTGTCAATCTTTTCACAGTCGATCCATACGTCTGCGTCATCGAGCTTTCGTTCGATATAGTCCATCGCCAATTTCAGTTCCCGCGAGGCCGGGATCTCCCCGGAGCGGATCGCGTCCATGTATGAGTCTATGTAGGGGTGATACTCACGTCTCCTACTACATCTCCCAATCGTCGTCATCGTCATCAGCCGCCTCGAAGTCCGTCGCCTTCAATCCAAGATCAGCCAGAATCTTCAGCATCTGCGCGGAGGTCTTGTTCAACTCCGCGATCGAGTCATTCTTCTTGTATCCCCACTGGTTGGGGCCGTTCTGGTATTTCGTCGTCACACCGCGCTTCTTAATATCAGTAATCAATTTGCGCTTGATCGACCAGAGCTCCATGTAGTCCTCGATCAGATCCAGGTAATGGCTGCCATACACGCCATTACGTTCTAGCTGATCGATGAGGTCTTGCCGGATATCTCGCTTCAGCGGTCTAGCCACGCCATCACCTCCCCACCCCTCACGTAGTAAGCGCCGCGCGCCGTTTTGTCTGGCCCCCTCCCCGGTCTATAGGATCTCAACGGAAACTCGTTTTCCTGACCGGGGGGTATCCTGCTTCTACCACCTCTCCGGCGTTATCTGTCTCCGCTTAGACGCCTCTGGTGTCCTCAGCCTCTCCGGATGCAACGCGTTATGGCAAGCCTCACACACCGTCATCAGGTTGTCATCGTCCAGCGCAAGGTCAGGCCTGTCCTCCAGATGCTTGATGTGGTGGACTACGTTGCCCTTGCTGTAACCACCGGCATCCTTGCACCGCTGACACTCGTTGTTGTCCCGCTCAAGGATCTCAGCCCGCTTCCTGACCCAAGCGCCGGTCTTGTAGAAGGTCATGCTATCCCCTCCATCACGGGGCTAGACAGGGCAGACCATGCTCGGCCTACCCCGGCTTTGTCAGTGGCGTATAGTCCCCTCCTGCTATGCAGGCAACCAAAATGTTAGCGGTAATTAACGACCATATC